GTTAACGTTTAAAGAATTTTGTAACTTAGAGGAGGGTGCAGCATGGACAAAGAAATCTGGTCAGAACAAAGAAGGTGGTCTCAACGAGAAGGGCAGGAAGTCCTACGAGAGGGAGAACCCTGGCAGCGACTTGAAAGCACCCAGCAAGGAGAAGGGCAACAAGAGAAGAAAGTCCTTCTGTGCTCGGATGCGTGGCATGAAGAAAAAACTTACAAGTAAGAAGACAGCGAGTGATCCAGATTCAAGGATCAATAAGTCCCTTCGTGCGTGGGATTGCTGACTTAATATAATTTAAGTAACAATTGTAACACCACGATACCAACTTACTAAATAGAATATTCTCTTTCGGAGTATTCTCATGGATACCAAAACCTGTCCTAAGTGTGGGGCAACTTGGATTGGTGGACAACATTATTGGTCAGGCACTGGGAAAGAAGGTGATCCACATGATCTTGCAGGATTAGTTTGTAATAAGTTTGGAGATGATACCTGCATCAATCCATGCAAAGGATCTACCAGTGGAGATACCTGGGAGAAAAGATTGAAGGAACTTACAGAAGATCATCCGTTTGATCATAAATAATTAAAGAGTAATTCTTATTATGACATCTGACGAAAAATATAAGATCTGTACTGAATGCGAATTTTTTAAAGAGACGACAAAACAATGTAGATTATGTGGTTGCTTCATGCCACTAAAAACATTGCTTCCAGGAATGAAGTGTCCTGACTCTCCGCCTAAATGGGAATGACTAAATTAAAGCAAACTGAAATTTATCTTGGTAACCCCAATCTAAAGAAAGTTGGTGTACCCATCAACTTTACCCAAGATCAAATTAAAGAATACTTAAAGTGCAAAGCAGATCCTGTCTACTTTGCTAGAAACTATTGCAAAATTGTTTCTCTTGATGAAGGTTTAGTACCCTTCAATCTATATGATTTTCAGGAAGACATGGTTCGCCGCTTCCACAATAACAGATTTAATATTGCAAAGTTACCACGACAGACAGGCAAGTCAACTACTGTTGTGGCATATCTTATGCATTATGCGTTGTTCAATGACAACGTTAACATTGGTATCCTAGCAAACAAAGCACCGACTGCAAGGGAACTTCTCGGAAGATTACAACTTGCTTACGAAAACTTGCCAACATGGTTGCAGCAGGGTATCATTGCATGGAACAAAGGATCTATGGAGTTAGAAAATGGCAGTAAGATATTGGCATCTTCTACATCTGCGTCTGCTGTCCGAGGCATGTCGTTTAACATCATCTTCCTCGATGAGTTCGCGTTCATTCCAAACCATATTGCAGAGCAATTCTTTAGCTCTGTTTATCCTACTATTTCTTCTGGTAAAAGCACAAAAGTCATCATCATCTCGACGCCAAACGGGATGAATATGTTCTACAAGTTATGGCATGATGCCGAACTTGGTAGAAACGAATATGTCACAACAGAAGTCCATTGGTCTCAAGTCCCAGGAAGGGATGAGAAATGGAAAGAGCAAACGATTGCCAACACATCATTAAGACAGTTCACACAAGAGTTTGAGTGTGAGTTTCTAGGATCGGTTGACACATTAATCTCTGCTGCAAAGTTGAGATCCATGTCATACGATGAACCAATATCTAGTAGTAAAGGTCTAAAGATATACGAGAATCCAATTGATGGTCATGAGTATCTCATGACTGTTGACGTATCTCGTGGAACTAATAACGACTACTCTGCTTTTATTCTATATGATATTACTACTGTACCATATAAAGTTGTAGGTGTCTATAGGAACAACGATATCAAACCGATGCTGTTTCCAAATATTATTCACCAAGTTGCTATTAATTATAACAAAGCATTTATCTTGGTCGAAGTTAATGACATTGGGGATCAGGTCGCATCTATTCTACAGTACGATCTTGAGAACGAAAATCTTCTCATGTGTGCCATGAGAGGTCGTGCTGGTCAATTAGTTGGTCAAGGATTCTCTGGATCTAAAACACAACTTGGAGTTAAAACCAGTACAACAGTTAAGAAAATTGGTTGCTCTAACTTAAAGCAGTTGATTGAAGCAGACAAACTGCTTGTCAATGATTATGATATTATTTCAGAATTAACTACCTTTATTCAGAAGAAGCAATCCTTTGAAGCAGAGGACGGGTGCAATGATGACCTTGCAATGTGTCTGGTTATCTTTGCATGGTTAGTTGCTCAGGACTATTTCAAAGAGATGACGGACAATGATGTTCGTAAGAGATTATATGAAGAGCAAAAGAACCAGATTGATCAGGACATGGCACCCTTCGGTTTTATTGACGATGGTCTGACTGATTATGAATCTATTGATACTGAAGGTAACGTGTGGTATATCACGGAAAATGGAAGTGGTTCATATGTTGGAGAAACTAGTGAGTATGGGGATTTAAATTATATGTGGGAGTATAGATGATGGATTTTGAAGATGAGTTTTGTTTAGACCATCTTCTTTTTAACGAAAGAATATGTAGATCATGTAATATAAAAAAAGATTTACTTACTGATTTTTATCTAATACGTAAAAATAATAAGGGATTACCTTCTGCATACTCATATGAGTGCAAGCAATGCACCAAAAAACGGGTTCTCAATGCGAGAAAAGCCGAGCAGAAAGTCAGGGAATGGGAATATCCTGACTGGTAGGGTGTTCATGCATTGTTTCCCCATTTAAAAGTGTCAAAATAATAAATACTTCTAGAAAATATGACACATTTCTAGGAGATAAACATGGTAGTTTTACGCTCACCTGGGGTTCTTGTTAGGGAGAAAGACCTAACAAACGGCAGAGCTGATATTACTAACGCAAATATTGCAGGTTATGCCGCACCATTTTTAAAGGGTCCTATTGGAGAAGCAGTAACTGTCTCCAATGAATCCGAACTAATTGCTTCTTTTGGACAACCAACAGCAGCAAACGCAGAATACTGGCTTTCTGGAACTAACTTCTTAAACTATGGAGGAACACTCTCTGTAGTTAGAACTGACTCCGATGAATTATTCAACTCCGTTGCTAGAGTTGGTAGTTCTATCACTACAATCACTCTTACAAATCCAGATACACACGGCAAGTATGTAAGTTCTCCTGCTGTTACTTTTCAAGGTGGTGGTGGCAGCGGAGCATCGGCAAATGCAATTTTGGATCCCAATGGATCAGGAAAAGTTGTAGGATTTAATATTATAAACACTGGTAGTGGATATACTTCTGCCCCAGCAGTACAAATTGCTCCTGTTGGTACAAGTGCTCTTGTAAATGCTGCTCAAGGTACAACCGCAACTGCAACCACTGCAGCTGGCAATGTTGATGCTGGTGGATTAGTTGGAAATGCAAACATTACTAATGCTGGTTCTGGTTATTCTTCGGTTCCAGACATCACTGTTTCTGGTGGTGGCGGTAACGGAGGTGTTGCAACACCAACCGTAGTTGACGGTCAGATCACTTCCATCGCTCTTTCGGGTGGTACTGGATATACTTCTGCTCCAACTTTAACCATTGATCCTCCTACTGGTATTGTTGTTACTGTCACTTCTCCTGGTAGTAACTATGATCCTGCTGGCAACTACACAGTAAACGTCAGCGGAGGATCTCCTGTTGGTAACGCAACCTTCACTGGAACTTTAGTAGTAAGTCAAAGTGGAGAAGTTACAGACATTAATGTTGCAGATAATGCAGATTATGGTAATTATACCGCTTTTGCAAATCTCACACCTATTGTTCCTGCTCCTGGCACAACTGCTTTGGCAACAGCAACTATTGCTGCATCTCCAATTAAAATTGCTAGACCAGAAGTTTACGAGGCATCATACTCTGGCAATATCAACGGTTGGTTGTATGCTTCCAAATCTGCAGGTTCTTGGGGCAACTCTCTGAGAGTTTGCACTATTGACCACGGTCCTCAACAATCCCTGTATTTCACATCTGCACCTGCTGCTCCTGCAGTAGGGACATATATCACCTCTGGCACGAAAAAAGGTAAGGTTATTGATTCGTCTACTGGCAAAGACAGTAACTTAGTTGTTCACGTTGTCTTAGTTGACAGCCTTAACAATGATGTATATCTTCCTTCACCTTCTGTCGCTCAGCAGTTTGCTAACGCTGACGCAGTAACCATGGGTGGTCAAGCATATGCATTGAAAGCATCTGGTGGTGTTGATGATGGTACTGAGTGGTATCTCAATAAAGAACTCTATGAGGGTTCTGGCGTAAAATGGAACACTGTTGCAGCAAGACCAAGAACTTCAGATGATGCTGAGCAATTCTATGGAAATGCTAATGCTTATGATAGCATCCACGTTGCAGTTGTTGACGAAGATGGTCTAATCTCAGGTGCAAAGAATACAATTCTTGAAACATTTACTTATGTTTCTAAAGCAACTGATGGAAGAGGCGCACAAGGAGGTTCTAATTACTACAAGAAAGTAGTTTCTTCTTCTAGTGACTATGTTTACGTTGGGGACACTATATTTGCTTATCAAGCAAAGACCTTAGCATTTGAACCAGTTGGTACTAACTCATACTCTCTGTCAGGTGGTGCTGACTATAATTCCCTTACTAATGGACAGTTTGATGTAAGTGTAACTGAACTGACTAATGCATACGATATATTTGCAGATACTGATAACGTTTCTATTGACTATTTGATCATGGGTCCTGGTCTTGATTCCGAAACTGGTACAAGACAAAAACTGAATTATATTGCTGGCATTGCAGCAAATAGAAAAGATTGTATTGCATTTGGTTCAGCACATAAAGGAAATATTGTTTCTGACGATGGATCTGCACTTTCCAACGTAGAGATTCGTACAAACCTTAAGAATTTTTATAGTCAAGTAGGAAGCAATTCTTATCTTGTTATCGATGGAAACTATAAGTATGTTTACGATCGTTGGAACGATGTATATCGTTACATCCCATGCAACACTGACGTTGCTGGTCTGGTAGCAGATACTGCAATCAGAAATGAACCATGGTTCTCTCCTGCTGGTTTCTCCAGAGGTGGAATTCGCAATCTGGCAAAACTTGCTTGGAATCCAGGCAAAGAAGATAGAGACGAACTCTATGCAAATAGAATCAATCCTATCGCAGTGTTCCCTGGACAAGGTGCAGTTCTCTTTGGAGATAAGACCGCACTTTCCAACCCATCTGCATTCGATAGAATCAACGTTCGTAAACTGTTCCTCGTTGTTGAAAGAGCAATCGAGCAAGCAGCAAAAGCACAACTCTTTGAGATTAACGATGAAACAACAAGAAATATCTTTAGATCTATTGTTGAACCATTCCTTCGTGATGTTCAAGCAAGAAGAGGTATCACCGATTTCTTAGTTGTTTGCGATGAAACAAACAATACTCCTATTGTTGTTGATAATAATGAATTTGTCGCTGAGATTTATATCCAACCTGCACGTTCGATTAACTTCATTACTCTGACATTTACTGCAACAAGAACTGGTATCTCCTTCGATGAGATTATCGGTAGATGATCTGTAGATAATAAATAAAATTACGGGAGACATTACAAATGGCAAACATTAACCAGTTCAAATCTAGATTACAGGGCGGGGTCCGCCCCAATCTATTCCAAGTAGATATTACGTTCCCTACTGCATCATTTGATTTAGGTGGGAACAATACTACTGCTTCATCACTTTCCCAGGCAGGAAGATTTCTGTGTAGATCTGCACAGATCCCCGCAGCAAACCAAGGACTTATTGAAGTTCCTTTTAGAGGTCGTTTCCTCAAAATTCCTGGGGACAGAACCTTTGAACCTTGGACTGCAACCTTCTACAACACCACAGATTTCGATCTGAGAGCGGCGTTTGAACAGTGGATTAATATTGGTAATAAAACTGACGAAGCACTTGGAACTTATAATTTTGGTCCTGAAGGTGCTTTTGGTCAGTATTTCCAAGACATTACTATTAGACAACTTGACAAAAATCCTGAATCTGCAGGTCAAGCAGCAGTAGATGGTGGTCGCAATAAAGTCCTGAGGGAGTACAAACTTGTAGGTGCATGGCCAACTAGCGTTGGTGCAATCAACCTTGCATATGATAGCAACGATCAGATTGAAGAATTTGATGTTGAGTTCCAATATCAGTATCTTGATGCTGGTGAAAAGAACTTCCAGGTAGGTAAGGGTGAGTTCACCACTCTCAGATCTGTTGGTTCTACCACAAGTGCAGGTTAATTAAGATGATAAATAGAGTAACGGTTCAGTTACTCTATATTTGGAATGGCGCAATTATTTGGATTTTCAATTAAAGATGAAGATCTCAAGAAGGGGGCGAGGGCAGCCGCGTCCCCTGTTCCACCTACAGACAATGACGCTAGTTCAACCATCACTCCTTACGGGGGATGGTTTGGTCATTATGTAGATCTTGATGATACTAAGAAGCGTGATGAGATTAATCTCATTCGTCGCTATAGAGAAATGGCACTTAACCCAGAGGTTGATAGTGCTATTGAGGATGTAACAAATGAGGCAATTGTTACTGATAAAGACGACAGTCCAGTAGAATTAGAACTGTCTAACTTAGAAGTATCAGAGTCCATTAAGAATCGAATGAGAGAAGAGTTTGATCATATCAAACGTCTTCTTGATTTTGATAAATCTGCACATCAAATTTTCAGGCGTTGGTACGTTGATGGTAGATTATTTTACCATAAAGTTATTGATCTTGAAGATCCCTCAAAAGGTTTATTAGAACTCCGTTACATTGATCCTCTTAAAATTAAAAAGGTTCGCCTGGTAGAGAAACCCCCAGTTGATGCGGATCAATTCAACAAATATGATTATGGTCAAGTAACAGAATTCTTTGTCTACAATGCAAAGGGTGTGAACAATACCAATCAAGGAATTAAGATTGCAAAGGATGCAATCACTTATGTTCCATCAGGTATTGTAGATCAGGGTAGAAACATGACCCTGAGTTATCTCCACAAAGCAATTAAATATCTCAATCAATTGAGAATGCTTGAAGATAGCATTGTTATCTACAGATTATCAAGAGCACCAGAGCGTCGTATTTTCTATATTGACGTTGGCAATCTTCCCAAAATTAAAGCGGAACAATACCTGCGTGATGTAATGTCACGCTACAGAAATAAGATGGTATATGATTCCAATACTGGTGAGATTCGTGATGACAAAAAGCATATGAGTATGCTTGAGGACTTCTGGTTGCCTCGTCGTGAAGGTGGTCGTGGTACAGAAATTACCACACTGCCTGGTGGACAAAACCTCGGTGAACTGACTGACATTAAATATTTCCAAACTCAACTCTATAAGGCACTCAACGTTCCGCCTTCTAGATTGGAAAGTGATAAGTCATTTGATCTGGGTAAATCTGAAGAGATCAACAGAGACGAAATTAAATTTACAAAATTTGTAGGTCGTCTCCGTAAGAAGTTCTCTGATCTTCTCCACGATCTTCTCAAAACTCAACTCATTCTGAAAGGTGTTATTGCACCTGAAGATTGGGAAGAAATGAAAGAGCACATTCAGTACGATTATCTTTATGATAATCAATTTGCTGAAATGGCAAATCTTGAACTGCTGCAAAGCAAAATGGATGTTCTTGATAAACTAGATCTTTATGTTGGCAAGTACTTCTCTCAAGAGTATGTCATGCGTCAACTCCTTCACTTCACTGAGAGTGAAATTGAGGAGATGAAACAACAGATAAATAATGAGATTAAGGCGGGGCAAGTTATTGACCCTCTTGATCAGGTCGCTCAAGAGAAGCAAAGTGCGGATCTTGATATGGAAACTAAAAAAGTTCAAATAGACCAAATGAAAAATCCTCCTGCACCTAAAACGTCAGGATCCCAAAACACTAAATAATATCGAGGTTAATTATGGAACCTACTAAAATTGTGGATATGATCATGAAGGATCAACTTAGTGATGCTTCTGATGCGGTGAAAGACATGATTATGAACAAAGCAGCACAGATTCTTACTCTTGAAAAAGAAAAGGTCGGTGCAAATATGTTCAACCATTTAGAAAACGAACCAGAAGAGACAGAAGATGAAACTGATCACGGAACAGATTGAGAGTGTAGAATTTCTCATTGAAGAAAATGGTTCTAAAAAGAATCACTTCATTGAGGGTATCTTTCTCCAATCAGACATTAAAAATAGAAATGGCAGAATTTATCCAATGAACGTTCTTGAAAAAGAAGTTCAAAGATATACTGAATCATACATTTCTAAAGATCGTGCATTAGGAGAACTCGGTCATCCCGAAGGACCTACTGTAAATCTTGACCGTGTATCTCATAAAATTGTTTCTCTTCAAAAAGAAGGATCTAATTTTATTGGTAAAGCAAAAATTCTTGACACCCCTATGGGGAAAATTGCTAAGAGTTTAATTGACGAAGGAGTAAAACTCGGCGTCTCTTCTAGAGGTGTTGGATCACTCCAAGAAAAAAGCGGAGTCAGCTATGTCCGCGATGACTTCATGCTTGCAACTGCTGCTGATATTGTAGCAGATCCTTCTGCTCCTGATGCTTTCGTTGAAGGTATTATGGAAGGTAAAGAGTGGGTATGGAGCAACGGCATTCTTACAGAACGTCGTATTGAATCTATTAAGAAAGAATTAGACGCTGCAACTTGGTATAACCTTCAGGAGCGCAAAGTTTCCGCGTTTGAACAATTCTTAAAGGGATTATAATTTATAAATAAAACATAGAATCTAAAAGATTATATTAGGAGATAGAGCACATGTCAGCATCAGTTGACCAGAAATTTGAAACTTTCGTAGAAGAAACTCTTGAGGAGAAAGCGCCAACTGATGGTGCCAAGAAGGCAGACGGCATGGTTGCTGCTTCAATTCCCGCACCTCAAGATACCGCAAAGGATAACCTTGGCGGTCCTACCGATCAAAACTATAAGCAGGATAATGATTCTGCAAAGATTGCTAATAAGGGCACATCAAAGGTTAGCGATGGTCATGTTACCAAGAATGCAAAACCTGGCGATGCTGCACCTGGCAAACTGAAGGAAGAAGAAGAGACCACCGAAGAGGTAGTTTCTGAAGTTTCCGAGTTCAGTGTTGAGGAAGATGTTAAGGCACTTCTGACTGGCGAAGAACTCTCCGAAGAGTTTAAAGAAAAAACAAGAACAATCTTTGAAGCTGCAGTCAAGTCGAAACTTGCTGAAGAGACCAAGAAGATTGAAGAAGCATTTGAGGCACGTCTTTCTGAGCAAGTTGAAACTGTTAAGTCAGAACTCGCTGAGAAGATGGACAGGTTCCTCACTTATGTTGCCGAAGAGTGGAAGAGAGAGAATGAAATCGAACTCCACAACGGCATCAAACTTGAAATGATGCAGTCCTTCATGGACGGCATGAAGAATCTTTTTGAAGAAAATTATGTACAACTCCCTGAAGAAAAATATGATGTTATGCAAGAGATGACAGACAAACTTGATGAGATGGAAGCAAAGCTCAATGAGCAAATTGAAAAGAATATGTCACTCAATGGCACAATCAAGACCTTTGTAAAGGAATCGATTGTTGCTGAAGTTTCCAAAGGTCTCGCTCAAACCCAAGCAGAGAAGTTCGCTTCCCTTGCTGAAGGCGTAGAGTTTGAAACTGAGGAGTCCTTTAAGTCGAAACTTGAAACCATCAAGGAAAATTATTTCCCTAAGGCGAAGGTAGAACTGAAGGAAGACATTGCAACTGGTGAAGTTGCATCCCCCGCTGAGGGTCCAATGGCTGCCTATGTACAGGCAATTTCCCGTTGGAAATGATTATTAACTAAACCACTACTTACTTACTAGGAGAAAACAAATGTTAGGCATGTCCCAACAACTCCAGGAGAAGTGGGCACCTGTTCTTGAGCACGGTGATCTTCCAAGAATTGAAGATAACT